GCAGCGTCACGGGAGCTTACCGATGCGGAGATCGCCAACCCCGCGCGACAGGTGACGCCGCAAGCCCCGCCCGCAGGGGTGACGGTGGAAAAGGCGGGGGATGGCACCCAGGTAGTGACGGTGGAAAAGCCGGTGCTCGTGCCGGAGCTGCCGCCCAAGAAAGCGCAACTGTCCGACACCATCCGGATGAACGTCGTGGTCCTCGGGGCGATGTGGATTGCGGACTGGACCGGCTTCAAGCCGATTCAGGACCTCGTTCAGCAGCACCCGCAGGAAATCATGACGTTCGTGAACGTCGCCAACATCTTCCTGCGGTCCAGGACCAATCAGAGCATCAAGTGGCCCTGGCAGAAGGTGCCCGCATGACCCGCCCCACGCACCTCCGGCGCCAGCTCCGGGAATCGTGACTGCTTCGCTCGAATCCGTGTTGCTCCCCTACCAGCAGCGCTGGATCGCCGACCGGTCGCCCGTCAAGGTGGTGGAAAAAAGCCGCCGCGTCGGCCTTACCTGGGGCGAGGCTGCCGACAGCGCACTCATTGCAGCGGAGGCAAAAGGCCAGGACACCTGGTACATCGGCTACAACCAGGAGATGGCCCGGGAATTCATCGAAACCGTGGCCATGTGGGGCAAAGCCTTCTCGCTTGCCGCCGCGGCGATCGAGGATGCCGGCGACGTCCTGGAGGATGCCGATCGCGAAAAGGGCGTGCAGGCGTTCCGGGTGCGCTTCGCCAGTGGCCACAAGGTGGTGGCCCTCAGCTCCCGCCCCTCCAACCTCCGAGGTAAGCAGGGCCGCGTGGTGCTCGATGAGTTCGCATTCCACCCGGAGCCCGGCGAGCTGCTCAAGGCCGCGCTGGCGCTGTTGATCTGGGGTGGCCAGCTGCTGGTCATCTCCACCCACAACGGAGAAGAAAACCCGTTTAACGAGCTGATAAACGACATTCGGAACGGGCGTAAAAAGTACAGCCTGCACCGGATCACGTTCGATGAAGCGCTGGGTGAGGGCCTGTACCGGCGGGTGTGTCAGAAGCTCGGCAAGGAGTGGACGCCGGAGGGGGAAGCGGAGTGGCGCGCGGAGATCGTCGGCTTCTACGGCGACGGCGCGGACGAAGAGCTTCACGTCATCCCACGCTCCGGAGGCGGTGCCTACATCGCGTCCACGCTGATCGAGCAGCGCATGAAGGATGGGATCCCGGTCGTGCGCTGGCGGCAGCAGGCCAGCTTCGCCCAGCTGCCCAAGGGGCTCCGTGAGCTGGAAACCCTCAACTGGTGCGAAACCACGCTCAAGCCGCTGCTCTCGCGCCTCCATCCCAACTGGCTCAGTTACTTCGGAGAGGACTTCGGCCGCTCGGGTGACCTGACGGTGCTCTGGCCCCTCCAGGTCCGCCCCGACCTGGTGCGCGCCACCCCGTTCGTGGTCGAGCTGGGCAACATGCCGTTCGAGCAGCAGCGCCAGATCCTCTTCTACCTGGTGGACCGCCTGCCGCGCTTCGTCGGGGGTGCGATGGACGCGCGCGGCAATGGCCAGTACCTGGCCGAGGTGGCGGCGCAGCGCTACGGCTCGCAGCGCATCCAGCAGGTGATGCTTTCCGTCGCCTGGTACCGGGACAATATGCCCCAGTACAAAGCTGCGTTCGAAGACGGAACCGTGATCCTGCCCAAGGATGCCGAGATCCTGAACGATCACCGGGCGATCCGCATGGAGCGGGGTGTGGCGCAGATCCCGGAGGGTGCCCGCACCCGCGGCGCCGGTGGCCAGCAGCGCCACGGGGACGCCGCGATCGCGGGGGCGCTCGCCTACGCGGCCACCCGCACCGACGTCACCGACTACGATTACACCCCGGCCCGGACCAGCAACCGCTTCGCCGAGCACCATACGGACGACGGCGACGACTCTTCAGCCCGGTTCGGCGGCCGTGGTGGCTACTGAAGTGCCGGATCGCGCAATTGCGCAAACTGCTACTCCGGGGAATCGGCGGTGGCTGGTCGGCAATGGCGGCATCTGGATCGTGGGGGACCATGCCTCGGACTCGTTCATGGAGCAGGTGCGCACGTGGGTGGCCGCACTCCCCACACCCGTGATGCGCCGGCTCGCGGATGCGGGGGTGTGCATCTGGACGCTCCCGCGCCTGGTGGACTGGAACCGCGAGTGGGGCGCCACCTGGCAGCCTCCAGGATGGCCGGTCGCCGGCTATGCGGCGCTGGAGCGGATGGAAGGACTGTTCACGGAGGGTGCCTGGCGCGAAGGCCGCAGGCCCCGACCGGCCGTGTTCATCGCCGAGGAGTGGAAGCCGCTCAATCAGTGGGTTCCGAATGCAAGCCCCTACTGCCTGTATCACGAGATCGGGCACGCGCTGGGGGTGTTCGGGGGACGCCCGCGGCCCCACTGGCATCCGGACTTCCGCCGCGTCTACCTCCAGGAGCGCCTATCGCTGATCCGGAGCCCCGACCCGCGGCTGCGCTACTTCCTCGGACACTGGTGCGTCGGCATCACCGAAGTATTCGCGGAAGGCTTCACTGGACTCCACACGACCCTGGCCTCCGATGGGCAGCCGGAGTTTGACGCTCTGTTCCGCCGCGCATTCCCGCGCTCGATCGAGCACGTGAGACAGCTGCTGATCTCACCTCCACTCGCCGCACAGTAGCCCTATGGCATGCCCTCAAAGTTCACACGACGCTCTCCGGAATCGGAGTGGCCACGTCACCTCGCGCGACCCGTTGGTCCGGTTCCTCTATATCCTGCTGCGCGATCACGTGACCGCAGGGCAGGTCGAGGAGATCATGCAAGGGCAGGCTTATGCCTTCGGGTCTGATTGCGAGTTTACCAACGGCTGGGTGGTCTTGCACGCGCAGGACATCGCGAAGCGTCTCCGTGCCACTGAGGAGGGCTAATCACGATGCCAAGCCTCGTAGACCAGTTCGGAAATCCGATCGACACGCGCGCACTGCTGCGCGAGGAATCCGCACCCAACCTCACCGGGGTGCGAAACATCCTGTCGGATCACCCCAGCCGCGGGCTCACTCCCCAGCGCCTCACCTCGATCCTCCTGGAGGCAGAGGAAGGGGACGCCACGCGGTACCTGGAGCTGGCGGAGGACATGGAGGAAAAGGATCTCAACTACCTCGCGCAGCTCAACACACGCAAGCGCTCGATCGCGCAGCTCCAGATCGTGGTTGAGGCGGCAACCGACTCCGCGGAAGACGTAGCCAACGCGGATCTGATCCGGGACATGCTGGGGCGCGAGGACCTGGAAGAGATCCTGGTCGATATCCTGGACGCGATCGGCAAGGGGTACTCCGTATGCGAGATCCTGTGGGATCTCTCCGAGCGGCAGTGGATGCCACTCGACATCGTGTGGCGGGACCCGCGCTGGTTCGCGTTCGACCGGGCGGATGGCACCACGCTGCGGAGGCGGGAGGGGGCGGAGCTGCTCCCGCTCACGAGGTACAAGTACATCACCCACGTGCACAGGGGGAAATCAGGGCTGCCCATCCGCGGTGGGCTCGCGCGTGCGGTCGCGTGGCCCTACCTGTTCAAAATCTTCAGCGTCAAGGATTGGGTGGCCTTCGCCGAGGTGTACGGCCAGCCCTACCGGGTGGGGAAGTATCACCCGAGCGCCACCGAGCCGGAGCGCGAAAAGCTGCTGCGCGCCGTCGCCAACATCGGCAGCGACGCGGCGGCGATCATCCCGGAAGGGATGGTGATCGACTTCGTGACCGCCGATCGCGGCGGCTCCAACGATCTGTATGAGCGGCTGTGCGCCTTCCTGGATGCCCAGGTCACAAAGGCCGTGCTGGGGCAGACCCTCACCTCCGACGTGGGCAGCGGGGGCGGATCGAGGGCGCTAGGCGAAGTGCACAACGAAGTGCGGGGGGACATCATGCGCTCGGATGCCCGTCATCTGGCCACCACCCTCAACCGCACGCTTGTACGCCCGGTGGTGGATCTGAACCGCGGAACGCAGAAGCGCTACCCGCTCGTGAAGATCGGGCTGCCGGATAAGCTGAGCACCATGCAAAAGATCGAGGCACTCACCAAGCTGGTGCCGCTCGGAGCGCGCGTGGAGGAAAGCGTGGTGCGGGATCAGCTCGGGTATCCGGAGCCGCCCAAGGGTGCGGTGGTGCTTGGCTCGGCTCCGCTCGTCAAACCCGGCGCTGGGGAGGGGAGTCCGACTTCGGCCGCGCAGGCGGCGATCCGGGCGATGCATGCCGCGGCCGCCGACCGGGATGCGCTTGATGAGCTGACCCGGAACGCGATCGAGGATTCCGGCTGGGAGCGATTGATGGAGCCGGTGGTGCGGCCGATTGCCGAGCTGGCTGACCAGGTGGGCAGCCTGGAGGAGCTGCGCGAGCGCCTGGCGGAGCTGGTCCGGACCATGGACACGGAGCAGCTGGTCGAGATGCTTTCCCGCAACGCATTCGCGGCCCGCGTCGGAGGCGAGCTGGAGATCCCGCTGACGGATCGCGAGGGGTAGTCCGTGCCGGAGGTGCTTCCCTTCAACCTGCCGCCCGCGGAGGCGATCGCGTTCTTTCGCCGCAAGGGACTCGCGCTCTCTTTCGCGTGGCAGGATATCTACGCGGCGGAGCATGCCCGGGTGTTCACGGTTGCGAAGGCGATGCAGGTCGATGTCCTCGAGGATATCCGCCGTGCCGTGGACCGGGCGATCGCCGAGGGCACCACGCTGCAGGACTTCCGGCGCGAGCTGACCCCGCTGCTGCAGCAAAAGGGCTGGTGGGGCCGGCAGTCGCTGGTGGATCCGCTCACCGGCAAGGCGCGCACCGTGCAGCTCGGCAGCCCCCGGCGGCTGGAAACCATCTATGACACCAATCTGCGCACTGGATATGCGGCCGGGCGGTGGCAGCAGATCCAGCGCACCAGGGAGCGCCGCCCCTACCTGCGTTACGTCGCCATCCTGGACAGCCGCACCCGCCCTCGGCATCGCGCCTGGCACGGCACCGTGCTCCCGGCCGACCATCCGTTCTGGCAGACACACTTCCCGCCGAATGGCTGGAGGTGCCGGTGCAACGTCCAGCAGCTCTCGGATCGGGACCTGGAGCGGTACGGCTACGAGGTGAGCCCCGCCGCTCCCAGTACGCTCACCGGGGCGTACACCAATCCGCGCACGGGCGAAACCCGCCACGTGCCGCTCGGGATAGATCCGGGCTTTGACTACAACGTGGGAATCGTGGGCGAAGCGGCGGAGCGCATGCTGGCGGACAAGATCGCCGCCGCGGCACCCGACATCCGGGCCGCGGCACGGGGTGCATGGGGCGCTGGCCAGAAATCGCCGTAGAGCCACGATCTACCCCCGAGGGGGGCAAGGACACCCCCAAAGTTCTTAAACGCGAATTAAACCGATTTAAACGGGTTTGTGGGCATTCGGTGGGCTCGCCCGCAGCCGATCTGGCCGGCTGGTTCTGGCTCCCCACACCGCCCGCTGTCCGGATTTACCCTGAATCCGTTCAGGCTTTATGCGGTTGCCGCTGCCCCTTAACCTTTCCATCCATGGCCCACCTTCCGTTTTCAGCACTCCACCGGAGCGCCCACGCTGCCGCCGACTCGGGCGAGCAGCGCGCGGTGCATTCCACTGCGGTAGCCCCTTCGGCCGAAGGGGCGCTACCGGAGTGGATCCAACTGCTCCCGGCCGGCACCTTCGCGGGTGTGGACGGCCGGGGTCCCTACCATGTGCCGGATCCCAACGTCGTCATCGCCCGCACTCGTGCGGAGACCGGCGGTGCGGATCTGCCGATCGACTATGGTCATGCGCTGGAGGTGGAAGGATTCGCGGGAGATGCCGCCCCGGCCGCCGGATGGATCTCGGATTTCGAGGCACGCGACGGCGAGATCTGGGGACGGGTCACCTGGACGGCGAGCGGCACGGAAAAGATCCGGGGCCGCGAGTTCCGCTACCTGTCTCCTGTTTTCTACCACAGCTCCGAGGGCCTGGTGCTGTGGATTGTCCGGGCCGGGCTCACCAACCGGCCTAACCTGCGGCTCAAAGCCGTGCACACCAAACACAGCCCCGAAGAGGGCGAGGAGCAACCTGTGGCAAAAGAGCAGGCCAACCCCCTGGCGCCGGTGGCGACCGCGCTGGGGCTCGACAACGCGGCGGACGAAGCGGCGATCGTGACCCGCGCCACCCATGCGAGCCAGGCGC